TCAGCCTTCCTGGTCGGCGCCGACGACGAGATGGCATTCCTCGATCTCGGTGCGCGGGATGCGCAAGGTATCGGGCGGGTTCAGCTGCCGCAACACGAGGGTGTCGCCTTCCCACCCGACAAACTGCTTGATCAGCACCGCTTGACCCTGCTTGTAGACGACGACGTCCCGGCCGCGCGTCGGCGGCTTGAACGGGTTGACGTGCAATAGCCAGCCCGGCTCATAACGCGGCTCCATACTGTCGCCGACCATGTAGATTGCATATGCCGCGCGCACGCCGCTGAGGTTCGACGGACGCGACGTATAGCCGATCGGTCCGTCTTCGAGAAACATTGCCTGGTCGGTGCCGCCGCGTCCGGCGCTGCGGATCGGGATCATGTCGTTGGACCGCGCCATTCCGGAGGGCGCCACTGAGGGCGGCCGCCCCCGTGTGGCGCGGGGAGGGTCCGGGGTCATCGTCGCCGTAGTCTCGGCCACCGCATGGCGCAGCACCTCGTCCGGACTCACTCCCAGAAACGCCGCGGTGTGGACGGTTTCCAACTGCTTCATTTGTCGCTCGCCTTTGAGCATGCGTGACACCGCCGAGGGCGCGAGCCGCAGATGCCGGGCCAGATCGGCCTGGGTGGCACCGATCCGCTCGAGCGCCTGGTGGAACCATGAGGCATCCATCTTGTGCCCTTTTCAATTCCCATATTGACAACGATCCAGATGATGGTATCATTACGATGCGATACTGACAAGTGTATTTAACTCGCGAAAAGAGGTGCCTATGCAGGACTTGGCGACTGAGCCCCGGTCGGAGGGGCTGTGACCCTGCGGGTTGCGCCTTTATTATCGGCGACAACGGGAGCCGCCGCTGCTGTGGCGAAAGCCGCCGAATGGGCTCGCCATATTGCGCGGAGCACCACGCGCTCTGCCATGTGAGGTGCGGCACGAATGAGGAAGTACGGCGCTTGCGTGAGGTGGAGGCTCTGGCGAGCGCGGTGGGCGGACGCCGGTCACGCGATGGTGGCGGCCCAACGCGTCAATTTCTCAGGCGGCTGGAAATTGCGGTGCGAGATTTTTCGTGAGCCAGTCGTTCATGTTTTGTTCGGGAGAAAAACCAACATGAAACGACGATCTCCTTCTCGACCGCCGAACTCGCCGCCGGCCGTTGAATCGGCATCCGGCCCGACCGAGGAGCGCTATCGACATGGGAAGGTCGAGCGGCTGGACCGGCCCATTGCCGATGACGCGGGGCGTTCGGCGCGGCCCTATCGCGCGGTCGATACTTTGGCGATGATGGAACGGCGCGGCTCGATCACTTCGGGAATGCGGCAGGCCGCCGAGGATTTCCGGCTGCGGTTTGTCAAAGCTCACCTCGATCCGCTGCGCGCTCTTGACTACTCGCGTCCGAGAGACGGCGGAACAGGGCGCGCGCGGGGCGGCGGCGTTGAAGCTGGGTTGCCGATCGAGAATGCCCGCGACCACGTCTGGCGCGCCATTGTCGCGGTCGGCGGCCCGAGTTCCACCGGCGGCTCTTGCTTATGGCATGTCGTCGGTTGGGAGCGGTCGCTCAAAGAATGGGCTATTGAGCAGGGGTGGAATGGCCGCCGGGTCAGCCAAGAGGCCGCTTCGGGCATCCTGATCGCCACCCTCGGTATCCTCGACGCCCATTATCACCACGTGATTGCGAAAAAATGATTTTGCGATTGACAAATCCGGATCGACCTGATATAAGATGTGAAACTGCCAATGGCGGGCTGGTCGAAGGCCTGTCACCCGCCGCGCGCGCCAACCGTTGCCGGCCGGACGCGACATTGTCCGCTCGAAGCGAGCGATTGCTCAGGGGCAGATACGCACCGCCAGTACGGCCCCTTTCGCGAAAAAACCGGGGTATTGCAAGGGCGCCGCTGATTGCCGGCGCTGAACCGCCTGGGCGCGGAAGCCGAAGTCGGAGCGTCGCGGGAAGCGGAGGGTAGGTGAGGTGCTTGCACGTTAACTTATTGGCTTCATTGCCTGAGGCAGTGAGAAACAGCCTCATTGATTCGCTGACGCCAGAGGAAGCTCTGGCGCTTTTATATGATTGGCCGTTTTGGGCGCGATCCAATCAGTTGCCGCCAAAGGGCAAATGGAGGGTATGGCTGCTGCTCGCCGGTCGCGGGTTCGGCAAAACCCGAACCGGCGCCGAGCTGATCCGCGCTCGGGTTGCCGCGCGAACGGCGCGGCGGCTGGCTCTTGTGGCGCCGACCGCTGCTGATGCGCGCGCGGTCATGGTGGAAGGCGAAAGCGGAATTCTGGCGATCTCGCCGTACTGGGACCGGCCGCGCTACGAACCGTCGAAGCGCCAATTGACCTGGCCAAATGGCGCGATCGCGACGTTTTACAGCGCCGACGAGCCTGAACGGCTGCGCGGGCCCCAGCATGATGCCGCGTGGTGTGACGAGCTTACCAGTTGGCGTTATCCCGAAGCCTGGGACATGCTGATGTTCGGTCTGCGCCTGGGTAAAGATCCACGTGTCGTCGTCACCACGACGCCACGACCAACAACGCTGCTTCGCGCGCTGGTCGCGGATCCGGCGGTGGCGGTGACCCGTGGCACGACCTATGAGAACCGCCCCAACTTGGCGCCCGATTTTATCGACCAAATCGTCCGCAAGTATGAAGGGACGCGCCTTGGCCGGCAGGAAATCGAGGCCGAGATCCTTGACGATGTTCCGGGCGGTCTGTGGAAGCGAGGCATCATCGAGGCCGCGCGAGCCCGCGCAGCACCTCCGTTGCTGAGGATTGTCGTTGCGATCGACCCGGCGGTAACCTCAGGCGCGGAGGCTGACGAGACCGGCATTATCGTGGCCGGCAAAGACACTGACGGTCATGGCTGGGTGTTGGCCGATCTCTCGGGTCGCTACCCGCCGACCGAATGGGCCAAAACCGTCGTGGCGGCTTATTACGCGCACCACGCCGACCGCGTTGTGGCGGAGATCAACAACGGCGGCGAGATGGTCGAGGCGACATTGCGAGTGATTGACCCAACCCTTCCTTTTACAGCGGTGCGTGCGTCACGCGGCAAGGTCGTCCGGGCCGAGCCCGTTGCAGCTCTTTATGAGCAAGGACGAGTGCATCACCTCGGCGCTTTTCCGCAGCTCGAGGATCAGATGTGCAGCCTGGTCCGCGGCGGACACGCTAGAGAAGGCGGGCCGCCGGCGTTCTCTCCTGACCGGGTCGACGCATTGGTGTGGGCGCTGACCGACCTTTTGCTTGTGCCGATGGTCGCAGAAGGAATTTACGAAGTTTATCGTGAACTGAGCGGCACGCGGCCCGAACCCGGGCCGTCAAGCGATCCTGCCGCATTACTTCCAAAGGGAGCCCGTCAGTGACCCTGCTGGTCAAGGATGCCAATACCACGACACAGGCGCTGTCGACAGGTCTCGACAGCACCGGCAACCTCGTGCCGGTGCATGCGCCCGCCGCCATCGTCGCGGGCATCGCCACCCCGGTCAGCACTTCGACCCCGCTGCCGGTGACCAACACCGCTGGTTCGGCTGCGAGCGACGGCAGCGGCGCCGTGGGCACCGGCGGGATCGCGCAAACCCTGTTCGGCGGCATTATTCCGGCAAACGGATGGCTCGTCGCCAACAATTCCGCGGCGACGCTTTATGTCTCCGACGTAGGCGCCGCGACATCTGGGGGCGCCTCGATCCCTGTTGCGCCGGCAGCGGTGTTCGCAACGCCTTCGGGTTACAAACCGGCGGGCCCGGTCAGCCTATATGGCGCCGCGACCGGCCAAGCTTATGCGGCGCGCCGATGGTGACACCAGAAACGATGAGATCAAGCAAGTAAGGCCGGTTGCACTGGCGGCGCGGCAATCATGACCGGCAGTTATCAAACGGCGCTCGGCAGCCCGCCCGGCCCGTTGCCGGCGGCGCTCGCCCGCAGGTCGGCGATGGGCGTCATCGAGGGAGCAGGTTGCAAGTGAAATCTTTCTCCACCGTTGCCGTGGGCGGCATGGCTGTCGCCGTCATCTCTGTGACATTGATGAGACCGGCGTTTTCACAATCGCCCGGGGATTTCTCGACCTTGACAACGTCGGGGGCCGCGACGCTCGGCGGCGATGTCCTGATGTGTTCAGGACGGCCCTGGATTGACGTGCGCTGCAATGGCGCCCTCGGCGACGATTCGCATGACGACACCAATGCCATCCAGACGACGATCAACGCCGCGATTGCCAATAACTGGCCGGTCCACATTCCGGCGGGCACCTACAAAGTCACCTCGAGCCTGACGATCGACTACGCCGGCCAGGCCGCCAGGGGCTTCCGCCTGATCTCGGGTGGCGCCGTTATCGATGGCCGGGCGGTCGCCACGGCGCCGACAATGCAGGTCGAATGCAGCGGCGGAACCGCATCAAGCCCCACCGGGTGCTTCTATTTCAAAGAAGAAGGAACGCTGTTTATTGATGCCGACACAACCGGGTACGCATTCGTCTTTGGCAAACCCGATTTCTCGGATGCGCAGAACTCGACCAAGATCGATCACCTGGTCGTCAACAATGCCGGCAGCGGGGCAACATCGGGCGCGTGCCAATTCAACTATGTGCTCGACAGCGATGTTTACGCGGTTTGCGATACGGCCGGAGGGGCCGCCGGAATGGCCTTTGAGCAGACGCAATTCTCGCGCCTCTCGGGCGCCGCGAGCGCTTCGGGTACCGGTGGCCGTGGACCTCGTGCTTGAAAACGGCTACAATTTTTCGAACACGTTCTCGGCGGTCGACCTCGAAGCGTCGCCAACCTGCTTATCGATTACGTTCAATCACAATGGCTTGAACACGTTTGTCTCGCCTTATTTCGATTGCATCACCGCGGTTGACGCAACCGCAAGCGTCGGCAATGCGCTGCTGAACCCAAACTACGGCGGCAATGTCGTAAATTACGGCCCCAACTCCGTCGGAATATCGATCCAAGGGACGGGTTCGCGCCCAGTGTGGGTTTTTCCAACCACGGCGATCTATACGGCAACCCCGATCGACGACGGCCTGGCGATCTCCAGCTACAATGCGCCCGGGACTTCACTGGGGGTCACTCTTCCACCGGTCGGCAGTGTCAACCCAGGCTGGGCGATGTCGTTTGCGACCGATAACGGCAAAGGCATGATTGTCACCGCGCCGAGCGGGAACATCGTGTCCGGAGGAAAAAACGTGCCGGCGGTGACTTTAGGCGCCGGGAATTACGAATATCTGCGCGTACAATCCGACGGCAACAATTGGCGGGTGGTCTCGTCGACACGGAATACGCGTCTGAACATGGGTTTCGAGCCACCGCCATGGCCAAGCAACTGGCTATATCCGGCGACGTCGGGATACGCAGCGACGTTGGGCGACAACGGCAACGTGCTGTCGAGCTATAACACGTCTTCGGGCTTGACCGCGACCCTGCCGTCGACGACGAGCCTGCCGAACGGATGGAGCATGGGTTTTGCTACTGACAACGGAAAACCGCTCTCGGTGCAAGTCAACGCGACTTCCGGCGGACATATCGTGTGGGCGGGAAGCGGCGCTTCGGCGACGGGTCTAGGATTGGCCAACACGAGCCAGGGCGGCTACGAGTTTGCGGTATTACAATACGACGGCAGCGGTAATTTTCGCGTCGTCGAGGCAACGCCGGCGACGGCCCAAGCCAATGGCATGATTGGCAGCGCCAGTATCAGCCATTGGAGCTTCCCGGCGCTCAGCAGCTATGGCGCCACCCTTGCCGATAACGGCAACGTGGTCTCCAGCTATAACAGTCCGGCACCCTATATGGCGGTGACCTTGCCGTCGACGACGTCCATTCCAATGGGCTGGACCTTGGGCGTGACGACGGACAATGGTAAGGCCATGTCGATCCAAGTCAACGGCACGGCGGGCGGCCGCATTCTCTATCCGGGGAGCGATGCGGGCGTCGGGAATGCGTCGCTGGCGTCGGGAAATTACGAGCTTCTCGTGTTGCGGTTTGACGGCGGCAATTTTCGCGTCACCGAGGCGACACCCGGAACCGCTGCTCTCATCGGAATGTCCGGCTCGGCTCCGGACATCAACCGATGGAATTTTCCCTCGGCATCCACTTACGCGGCCGGGAAAAGCGACAACGGAAACGCACTGTCGAGCTACAACACGTCGGCGGGACTGACGGTCACGCTGCCGTCGACAACTACGATCGGTTCCGGCTGGACCATGGGATACACGACGGACGCCGGGAAGCCGCTGACGGTCCAGGTCAACACCGTTTCCGGCGGGGCGATCCTCGAGCCCGCACAGGCGGGAAACGCCGCTTCGTCAATTGCGCTCGCGGCAGGACAGAATTACGAATTCCTACAGCTGCGGTTTGACGGCAGCAACTTTCGAGTAGTCAACGCAACGCCGCAGACGATCAACGCTCTGGGCGGGCTGATCACCCCGGGCACGCCTGCTTCGAGCTCGGCGAGCTGCAACGTCGGCCAGCTCCAGGCCGACGCTTACTATCTTTATTTCTGCGCCGCGCCGAACACCTGGAAACGCGCGCCACTGGTTCCATTCTGACCCTGGCTCCATTCTGACCCCGTCTACCACGCGGCTTTAGAAAGTAGTTAATTACGGAAATTTTGAATAGAGGCAACGCCGCAGAACAAGCACCTGGATTTGTTGGCGGCGGTCAAAATCGCTTTGCTAAACGCTGTCGTTGCGGGCACAGACCAACTTTTCGCTGTCTCTTGCTGGAAGATAAAATGATCTCAAACTGGAATCGCGGCGCAAGACCGACAGCAAAAGTATACTCGCACCATACTGCACCGCGTTTCACGGTAATTTCATGATCCCGCAAGACGGAAAGCGCACCTCCCTTGCATCCTACAGCTGGGGAGGGGTCGGCACACAGAACGACATCACCCAATACCGCCAAGTCTTCCAACCCGATCAGGGGATTTTTTCGCCGGGATATCCGCTGGTCCCGCCCGAACGCGAGCGCGTCAGGGTCTGGGATTTTCCGGTCGGCTACAACACGATCTACACGCCGCGCGCCTATGAGCCGATCGGGTTCCACGAGCTGCGGGCCCTGGCGGAAAACCACGACATTACCCGGCTGGCGATCGAAACGCGCAAGGACCAGATCGAGAAGCTCGAATGGGCAATACGATCGCGCAATATGAAAAAGCCGGCAGCGGACGCGCCGGAGAGGATTGCGAGACTGACCGAGTTCTGGCGGAAACCTGACGGCGAGCAGCCTTTTGGAACGTGGCTGCGGGAATTGCTTGAAGATTTATTGGTGCTGGATGCGCCCTGTCTCGAAATACGCAGTAATCGCGGCGGCGACATCATCGGTCTCGATGTCGTCGACGGCGCGACGATAAAGGTATTGATCGACGACACCGGCCGCCGTCCGCTACCACCGGCGCCGGCATACGAGCAGGTCATTCATGGGCGCCCATGGCGGCTTTTGACCTCCGACGAGCTGCTTTATCTGCCCCGCAATCGGCGGCCGCACAAGGCCTATGGCTTCGCGCCATGCGAACAGATCGTCATGACGATAAATATCGGCTTGCGGCGCCAAGTAATGCAGCTGCAGCACTTCACTGAGGGAAACGTCCCGCCCGGCTTGCTGAACGCGCCGGATGGCTGGAACGCCGAGCAAATTCGCCAATTCCAGGAATGGTTCGACTCGATTCTCGCTGGTAACACGGGTACACGGACCCGGCTTATCTGGGTGCCGACCGGGGCAAAATACCAGGCGTTCAAAGAAGCGCCGTACAAGGACGAATTCGACGAATGGCTGGCGCGGATCGTCTGCTATGCGTTTTCGCTGCCGCCAACCGCCTTTACGCCGCAAGTGAACCGTGCGACCGCGCAATCCGCGCAGGAAACCGCGCTCCAAGAGGGGCTGGCGCCGCTTACCGGCTGGGTCAAACGGCTCGTCGACAGCGTCATTCAGGATCGGATGGGGCACAGCGATCTCGAGTTCGTCTGGTCTGACGCCAGGCCCATTGATCCAAAAGACCAAGCCTCGATCATTGATATTTACGTCAAGGACGGGGTCTATACGTTGAATGAGGCTCGCGACATCCTCGGATTGCTGCCCGTCAAGGGTGGCGACAGCCCGATGCTCCAGACAGCGCAGGGGCCGGCGCCGCTGACCCAGTTCCCACCCACGGATCGGACGCTGCCGCCGAAAGGCTGAAGCTGCCGCCTGCGTTTCGCTGAGCGAAATGCACTCGCCGTGGGGCTGTGCATCCGGTCCGTTTGCCGCAACAGAGCCCGTCATTAGTTAAGCGTTTCGATTGCTGCTCTACCAGAGCAGCGGCGCTTGCGTGAAAGACGACAAATACAGGAGCCCTTATGAGCGTTCTTCCGAGCGATATCGTCGCCTACGGCTCGGCGAACATGCCCGAGACGGATGGCGTCATTATTGGTGGCGCTGTGGATTTTTCGCGCCGCATCGCCTTTTACGACATTTCGCCAGCGGGCGCGGTGGACTTTGTCTCATCGAATCCCACCGACACCGGGGTCTACATCCAGATCGCGGGCCGCGACGCCACGGGAGCAATCCAGACCCCGGCGGCGCTTGCGTTGAACGGCACGACGCCGGTCACCGGGTCGCAGAGCTTTGAGCGGCTGCTATACGGCGTCGTTTCCGGCGCCTCGCCGAACGGCCCGTTATCGAACCCCGTTTCCGGAACCAACACGACGACTTCGGGAACGATGACATCGGGCGCCACGTCGATGAGTGTTGCCTCGCATACCGGGTTTCCGGGCGCCAACAACTACTACATCGCGGTCGATACCGGCGCGAATTTCGAGATCATGCAGGTGACCGGGGGTCAGGGCACCGCGACATGGACGGTGGTGCGCGGCGTTTCCGGACCGAACGCTGGAGTTGCGCACGGATCCGGTGTCGCTGTTTATCTGATGCCGCTGGGTGATGTAGCGGCGATCGCGCACACCCCGGTGATCAGCGCGCACACCGCGCAGGCAGGTTCCGCCAACCACAGCGGCACAACCCCTGCACTAATGAAGCTGCAAGCAGGCGATGGGGCGAGCGTCTCTTCAGGCATGATCATCCGCACCACCTCTAACACCGGGGCCAACCAAATTCGTATGATCGTCGCTACCGCCGGTTACGGGAGCGATGTTGTTGCGGTCAACCGCGACTGGTCGACGGTCCCCGACGCGACTACGGTCTACAACGTCAGCCAGGGGATGCTGTTTGAGACCGGTTTTACCAGTTCGGGTATAAGCTATGGTGACCCCAACCCGGTCACCTCGGTGCTGCGCTGCTTTTCGACCGCGGCGGCAGACGTTCCTACCGGCTCGGCCCGCTATTTCTTTGAGAAGGTGTTTGTCGCGAACAACAACGCGGCGACGGCGCTGACCGGCGCGCAAATCGAGATCGCCAGCGAGACGCCGACTTTGCCCTCGGGCGCGCTGCTCGACGCCGCCTTGTGCGCCGGGCTTAACGACAGCAACACTGCCAGCGCTCGCCAGCAGGCGTCGTCCTTTGTGCCGAGCGGCTCCGGATCCTTTTCGACCCAGCCGGCTTTCATCAGCGTGCCCGCGCCGGGCAACCTGCCACCGGGCTCAGCGCCCAACGCCGCCGGCGCTCAGGGCGTTTGGCTGCGTCTGACCCTGCCAGCGGGCACCGCCGCTTACAAGGGCAGCACCGATCTGCGCGCGCAAGGATCGACGACGTGAGTGGCGGCGCAATAGCGCTTCAGTTGTTCTGCGTCGGAGTAGCCCTTGTCATTCTCCTTATGATGTTGTGCCCGAAGGATTGAGGTACAATCGAGATACTCATCAAGAAAATTCTGCAGAACCGTAGCGGATTATCCGTGGTAACGAATTTAATTACGTTGTCGATATACGCTCGCGGCAGAAAATAGCGGGCTGCGCCGGGCGTCACAACATTGCTGTCGCCGAACGCGATAGCGCGATCCTTATCACCAAGACGCTCTCCATCGGCCTCGCCCAGGCCGGACGATATTTACGCGTCTTCACGCCGGCGACTGCTATCGCGGTTTTCGGACAACCCTTGAGGGAATAGCCATGCTGCCCCGCAAGCTGACCGCCGTCGATCCCGAGGAGGAGCGCCGGCGTTATAAGATCGTGCGCCGCGATACCTACGAAGACGTGCCGGGCTTGATCCTGTCGGCCAATGTCGACACCGGGCTGTGTCTGTTGCGCCTCTCCAATGGCGCAAGCCAGGAGCACAATTTCGGGCCTGATGGGCTGCGCATTGTGGCGGCGTCGCGATGGTAACCAAAGGACACGCGGCAATCAATATGACCGCCACCACGACAATCCTCTCGGCTCGGCGGGCCTCTGCGCTTCCGGTAGAAGCGCAAGCCTTTCTCGCCAGCATCAGCGAGGGTGACGGCATCAGCGAGGTGAGGGGATGATCGACTTCGCGACGCTGTACAGCGGCGGCGACCTCGTGGAGGGTTCCGATGCGTCCAACATCACCACTGTCGATCGGCTGCCGGAGTGGACGGGGAGCCTGTCAACGTGTCCAACGTGGAGCGGGGCCAAGTTCAAGGGCGGGCTGATCTCGACGGCGGCAGGATTCCGCGTTCAAGATCAAAGCCCCGCCTCGCGCGCGATGGCGGCGAGCACTGCCGGTATCGCATCACTACCGAAATTCCTCACAGCAACAACACACCGTTGGCAATGTACGCTTTCAGGCGAAGCTAGACATCCTTGCGGGCAGCATACAGATTTCGCCAGCCGCTCAACCATCGCCGACTCCCGGAGCGCGGCCAGGAACTCGGCGAGAGAGGCGCACGCATATGCGCGCACGAGATCGCGAACTTCTTCAGTAACCTGCTCGTAGCTATCATAATCGTTGGTGTGGCCGGCGACTTCCCAAACTGCCTTGGCGGACCGCTCGATCAGCGCCGGCGCGGTCAGCTCATGTGCGGTCATTTCTTGCCTCCCACGCCAGTCGCGTGTCCGCAAACGTGCAGAAAAGTTCATCTGAAAGGTCCTTTCGGCGAACGCCTGATCCCTTTGTCTAGGAAGACGACCGTCTCTATTGACCATTATTGACGGTTTCTTCGCGAAGAAATGAGGCGCGTGTTTACGACAAATGTCAATGGAGAATGCGGTGATGCTCCCTACCAAGCTCACAGCGGTCGATCCCGAGGAGGAGCGCCGGCGCTATAAGATCGTGCGCCGCGATACCTACCAGGAGATGCCGGGCCTGATCCTGTCGGCCAATATCGACACCGGCCTGTGTCTGCTGCGCCTCTCCAATGGCGCAAGCGAGGAGCACAATTTCGGTCCTGATGGGCTGCGCATTGTGGCGGCGCCGCGATGACGATCAACGCCGCCGATTTTCGGCGATTCGTGATCGCGCCGGCTTTGGCCGCGCTGGCGCCTGCCGGCATCCCGGTTACCAAGACGGCCGCGGACCTCTTGATGGCGACAGCGGCAATGGAAAGTGATCTGGGGACCTGGCTGCACCAAGAGGCGGGCGGCCCCGCACTGGGCGTGTTCGAGGAAGATCCCGACCAGCTCGGCGATCTGGAACAACTTCTGACGACGGCGCAGAAGGCGGCGTTGGCAACGGTCGCGACGCCGCAGCCGCTCGCCGACCAGCTCGGCGCGAACCTGATCGCCGCCGCTGCCGTGTGCCGGCTGCACTACTGGCACGCGACGACCGAACCGTTGCCGGCCGACACCATCGCCGGCCTCTGGGGCTATTACAAGCAGTTCTATAATTCGGAGCTTGGTGCAGCCACGATGCCCGAATTCATCGACGCCCTCAAACTCACCGATCTCGCGCTGGCGGCCGGCTGACGACACGATGCGGTCGAACTGCTTGATCTGGGCGATCAGCCAATGGCAGCGCGCCGGCGGCTATGTGCTGATGCGCCGGTCGGAATGGTATCCGGGGCCGCATTTCCTGTGGGCGAGCATGGATTTGACTGAGCAACGTGCCTTTGTGCCCCTGGCGCCGCCGATCTGGCGATGGTGGCCGCGGCTGTGGTTCCGCGGCCGGGTCGTACAGGGGTCGGAAGCGCGCTGAGGCAAAGGCGATATTCGGAGAGCGGACCCGGCATCACGACTGCATTGAACGGGATACTCGTATGAATAGAGAACAGTGATGTCAAATCCATGGAACCGCTTGTCCGCCAGCGTTCAATTCCCCTACGGGCCGGGACAGTCGACTGACAATTTGACCGCCCTTTCCAACAACACCCTGCTGTGTCTCGGCTCGATCGGCATCAGCAATTTCGTCTACGGCGATTTTATCATCGCGCCGATCAGGTTCAAATCGGGTGCATCCGGGGTCTCAGCCAGTGGGACAGCAAGCCTGCATCTCTTTACCTCGGAGGACGGCACGATCTGGACTTCCGGGATTAGCCCGGCGTCATCCAGCGATCAGTCGGCGCAGCTTGCCCTCGGTCCGACAGCTCCGGGGGGAGGTCCGCGCGCGCCATTGCAAATCGTGCAAGTGACCGCAAACGCGACGAGCTATGCGTTCGACGAATTTTCCGTCGCCGACGTGCTCAATTTCGTTCCGACTTTCTTCACGGTCGGCATTCTGAACCAGTCGGGGGCCGCGTTCGACAGCACGGCCGCGAACTTCTCAGCCAAAGTGACGACGGATCAATATGCGTAAACCAGCTATAATCGCCACCACTCTGGCGCTCCTTTTCGCTACCCCGGCGGCTATCGGACAGAGCGTCTATCAGCGCAACCCATTTCCGCAGACCTGGACGCCGGGCCTCGGCAACACCGGCCTTTTTGCCGGCCCGGTGACGGTGCTCTCGACCGAGCTCAATTCCCTCGCTTCGGGATCGGTTGCGGCGTCGAGCGTCGGCGGCTCTTCCGGGCTGTTCAACAACACCTACACCAGGCAGGCAGTCTGGGCGCGCGGGGTACTGACCGCCAGCACGTCGGCCGCCGTGTCGACCGGCGGAAACATTTCCTGCTGGTTCCTCGAGACCCTGGACGGCAGCACTTTCGAGAGCATTTCCGCCGCCCCGCCGCGCTCGCCCGATATCGTCTTTCCAGCACCGGCATCGACCCTGAGCAGCACAACTTTGTTGTCTCAGGGCTTGGTGCGCCTGCCGACCCTGCGCTTTAAGGTGCTCTGTCAAAACAACTTTGGGCAAGCATTGACCGCATCGGGAAATACCGTCGTCGTCGCTCCGCTCGCGGTGCAGAATTGATCAGCCGCCGCGGTCTGCTTACCGGGGCCGGACTGCTCGCGGCGAGCAGCCCCGCGCATGCGGCGCAGTTCCCGAAACCGTTTCGTGGGCTCTATCACCCGCCCGGCTACCCGCGTCTCGACTGGCGCCACCCGGCAACCCAATTTCTCGCCGACGCATGGTGGCTAGACGGCTCGATGAAAAATGTTAACGCCGGAGCCGGCGGCAAACCGCTCGGCTTTTCATTGCTCGGCCTGCCGTGGCGCACACAGACGGGGATTTCCTTCTCGCCGGCGGTTACTCAAGCCGGCTCGGGCTGCGGCTTCAACGGATCGTCGCAATACATCTGGACGACGATCACCGCCGGTATCGGCCCGTGGAAGTCCTCGCCGAGCGCGGCGACAATGCTGTTCGTCGGCCAGTGCAATGCGACGACTGCCGCGGTGCAGACCTTTATGAGCGTAGAGAACCACGCAACCCAGTCGCGTACGGCATCCTTCCAAATTAGCCCGGGCGCTCAAACCCTGGCGGTAAACTGGCAGCATTCTACGTCGACCGTTGTCAGCGGTAATTTCGGGCAATCGGTGACATTGCAAAAGCCCTTCGCCGCAGCGCTGACACTCAACTTCCTGTCGTCGACCGCGACGGCTTTTGCTTTTGGAAGTAAGAGTAGCCTGACTGGATCGGGTGCGACGGGGAATCAAAACGACCAACTGACCTTTGGCACTTCGGCGGCGAACGGCAGCCTCCAGTCGGAATATTTCAACGGAGTGGCAATTCTCGGGGCGGCGTGGAACGCAGTTTTGCCCGACAGCCTGATCTTTGGCCTGCTTGCCGACCCGTTCCAGTTTCTGATCTTCCCTGACGATGATCTGTTTTTCCGGGGCTGATGATGGTGGTTCCGGGGGCCGTGGTTTAATCCGATGCCTAGCCCAACTGTCGTCTATCTGACCTCGGGGTCCTCCTGGACGGTCCCGAGCGACTGGAACTCGTCGGCGAACACGATTGAGTGCATCGGTGCGGGCGGCAGCGGCGCGTCTCCCGGTTCGGGGGGCAATGGCGGCTCGTATGCGATTAAGTCCAACTTGTCGCTCAGCGGCACCCTAAATATTGGCATCGGTGCGGGCGGAGCCTCAGTCATCAGCGCCGTCGGCAATGCCGGCGGCAACACCTGGTTGGGTGGCGGGTCGTTCGCGACCTGCACGGTCGGCGGAGCCGGCGGAACAGCCGGCGTTTCATCCGGGTCGTCGCCGTCAGCCAATGGCGCGTCAGTTGGCACAATTACCTACGCTGGTGGCATCGGCGGATCGTCGAACCTCGGCGGCGGCGGCGGTGCGGCTGGCCCGTATGGTGCTGGGTCGACTGGCGGCGGTAATGACGGCGGCTTTGACGGCGGCGGCGGCGGCGGCAACGGAGGCGGATCGTCAAGGGCTGGCGGCGTCGGAACTGGCACGACTTCTTACACGGGCGGAGCCGGTGGCGCCTCAACGAATGGCACAGCGGGCGGGGCGGGCGGTGTTCGTGGTTCCACAGCCGCAGGCGTAGGCTCGCAAGGTTCTGGCGGCGGCGGCGGAGCCTACGGCGGCGGTCCGGGCATAGCGGGCGCCGCCGGCGGCGCGGGCGCCGAGTATGACACGTCACACGGCTCTGGGGGCGGCGGCGGCGGCGGCGAGGGGTCCGCTAATCACGCTGCTGGTAACGGCGGCCTATATGGCGGCGGCGGCGGTGGCAGTAACGCGGTCAGCGGCGCTGGCGCAAACGGCATAATCGTCATCACCTACACCCCAGCGGCAACAATCGTCAGCAGCACTGTCAATGTCGTGGCTGAGAGTTCCGGCGTCCTGCTGTCAACGCGGACGCTGATTGCCGAAGCGATAGAATTGGTTCGGCGCGCTTATGGCGCCGGTTCGCAGACCCGCATCTTTCGGCGCACAAATCGGTCGGTAAGCGCATGGGTCGGCGCGGGGGTCCATCGTCGATACATCTTTTTCACCGGCACGGGGGGCGCTGCCGTTCCGTTGGAGTGGGGGCTCAGCGCCGGTGGCCGGACGCTGTCCGCAGATGGCTTCGCTCGGTTTGAATTCGTGACAGCAGTTCGCGGCGACCGGCCGGCCGCGGTCGAGTCTTCTGTGGGCGCGGCAGCCAATTTTCGTGCTCCGACCGAGGCCGCCTCCGCGCAGCGCTCCGACACATCGGTGGGGCGCGAGGCCGTGCACAGTAGCGTGCGCGACAGCAACGCACCGCTCGAAAACCTCGGAGCGGCGGCGACGCTTAGCCAAGACAGTTTTGTCCCAGTGGAAAGCATAGTGCGTCGCCAAGGCGATGCATCAACCGCCGGTGAAGTATCGAGCAGCACTGGAACCGCCGCGTCGACGCGAGCGGAATGGTTGCGCGCATTGCGGGCTGACCCTGCTCTGCAGGTCGAAATCCTGTCGGGGACGCGCTCCGATCAGAGCGCAGCGTTCGAGAACTCCGGCGCGCTGATCATCGTCGGCGACAGCGTCGTGCGATTGGAGTCTCTCACGGGTGTATTCCGCCATGCGCTGGCGCCGCTCGATGCGTCGGTCAGGTTGACCGCCGATTTGCGAACTCTGCTGGAGTGGTCGAGCGCCGCGTCGCGCGACAGTAGCTCGTTTATCGAAAACGTGGCGAGGTTGCTGCGGCTCGGCGCCGGGTGCGATCTCGAATTCCAGACCGCTAGCAGCAGTAACCTCATTGCTGATGCCGGCGCTGCTATCGAGATTAGGGCGCGCGCCGCCGCCGATGCCCCGGCCCGGCTCGAAAGCCTTGGTCAGACAGTCGTCGCCTTCGACATCGTTGCGGCGCTGGAGAACCTTGCCGCCCTGCGCCGTGCTGCCGCCCCGCTCATCGAAGCTTCCGGCGCATTGGCGCTCGACACACGGTTCCCGACCGAACTCAGCAGCTTGTTGGCGCGCGATTTTCGCAGCGGGGCGGAAAGCGCCGGGATGTTGCTCCGGGGCGACACGATCGCTGATTTGGAAACTTTGATCAAAGCCGCGGGCGATGTCTGGGTCGCTCTGGAATCGGGGTTTCTAATTCCGGCGCCGCTGCTCTCGGTCGAACGAGGCCGCATACTTGCAACGCCCGGACGCCTCCGCATCCTAAAGGTGTATTGATGCGACTGACGCAGCCATTTACGCCGATAGAACCCGGCGAAATCGACTATTTCGTCTTCGATTTCACCAGTGACATCGGTCCGTCGACGATCTTATCCACAAACTGGACGTGTACGCTGGCGCCATATCAAACCGCAACCGATCCCACTCCGCAGCAACGCGTTTTGGCGGCCACATCGGAGACGATGATCCAATTGCGGTCCCCGTTTGATGGCTCACTGCAGACGAAGATCGGTTTTTTTTCGGTCGCCACGATCGGCGGGATGCCGCATTCGGCGACTGGGGCAACCTATATTCTCGAGGCCGAGGTCTTTCTGAGTGACAGCCGCGTCTTAAAGCTCAACACGACCCTCCTATGCGCCGCGCCCGGCATATGAACATCAAAGCCGCTGGGTCGTTTTCAACGCGTCTGTCAGGCGCCAGCTCGAGCAAACCCGCTCGCGTCTCGAATCAAAATTACAAACCGGGAATCGGGCAATGAAAGTCTATATCCCAATCGCGAAGGTCAATGCGGAGAGCCGCGAGGTATGGGGCTACGCCTCGACCGAAGCGCGTGATGACCAAGGCGAGATCATCAGGCGTGACGCATTGGTCGCGGCGCTCGGTGACTACATGAAGTTCGCCAATATCCGCGAGATGCACCAGCTCTCGGCAGTTGGGGTGGCGAGGGAAGCCGCCGTCGACGACAGAGGTCTCTATATCGGAGCCAAAATCGTCGATGACCAGGCATGGCAGAAGATCGTCGAAGGCGTTTACAAGGGCTATTCGATCGGTGGGCGGGTGACACAGCGCGATCCCGCCGATTACAAGACGATAACCGGGCTTGTGTTAAACGAAATCTCTCTGGTTGATCGTCCGGCCAATCCCGAAGCGGTTTTCGATTATTGGAAAGCATCAGGAGCTGCGCGCATGCCGGAGAAGCGATTCAATCCGCCATTCCAGATCTGGGCCTGCGGCGTGCCGGAGCACCGGCATCTCGCCAAAGCGGAGGCGTTGAGGTGCCAAGAGCAGCTCGCCGGGTCAGGCGCGGGTTTGATCGCTGCGGCGAAAAGCGCGATCGTCAACGTCGAAGACGCGCTGGAGAAGGCGCAGGCCGAAACCGGTCAGGAGACCGCTTACGGCGACGCGGCCTTTGCCGATCCGGGTTACCAAGCTGATGGCAAAAAGCGATATCCGATCGACAGCGAGCGGCACATTCGCGCCGCATGGAACTTCATCAACCGGCCGAGCAACGCGAAGCGCTACACAGCCGCCCAACTGGACAAGATCAGGACCCGCATCATCGCGGCTTGGAAGGCGAAGATCGACGCAGGGGGCCCACCTTCCGCCGCCGAAGGACAAAAGGCCGGGCGAAACGCGGCTCGGGCAGCCTTGACCAAGGCGCTGTGGGACGTAGGCCAGGTCGCGCGGATCATCCTCGACCTCGATTGGCTAAAGCAGAGTCTCGCGGTCGAAGCGGCGATGGAGGCGGACAACTCGCCGCAACCGGCAAGGCTGCAAGCGATTATTATCGAACTGTGCGACTTTCTGAACGCCTTGGTCGCCGAAGAAACCAGCGAAATTCTGGACGATGCAGAGAGTGCCGGGGAATCGGAAGGCGGGGCGGTCGAAACGATGGCCTTGGCCGGAGGCGCCAGAGGTGCGATGCTCGTTGCCGAATTGTGCCGCGCGCAAAACCCGAAAATGCGGAAATTTGCCGCGGCGATCCTCGCCAAGGCTAAACCCAGCGACGGGGACCAGGCGTTATTGGACTTGGCCTATCATGCCGTCGAGAAGTGCTCGGGAATGGACGGATTGCTGTTCGCCGAGAAGAGCCATCTGGCGCAGGCTCGCGATGCGCTGAAAGCAGCGGGTGCGTCAACGAGCACGGAAGCAACCGTCGACACCGCGGGCAACGCGGCGCTTCGGTCCCCGATGGTCCGTTCGCCGGCGCCCGAATTCCGCCCGGGCGAAAACTCCACGGCCGACACCTCAAAACACCTGTGGTCGGGCGCCGGCACCGGCGTGCTGGAAATGATCGAAGCGGCATTGGGGAAGCGGGGCCAAACCCATCAGGCCCTGATGGAAGTAGCCCATGACTGCATCGGAAGGTTGACGGATGGCGGTTGCTGCCGTGCCGCCAAGGCCGGCGCGCGGCATTCGAGAGAGACGCTGAGTCACCTCGCAAAAGCGCACGATCATCTCGTTGCTGCCGGGGCCAAATGCGACGCGGCTGGAGTTGATAGCGAAGAGGTGGGCGAAGGAGCGGAGTTCGAGACCGGCAAGGCGACGGCGGCGACCCTGGCCAAGATGATCATTGAAGAGCGGGCCGAAAAGGCGGCGCTGATCGCGACGCTGACTGACATTGTGCCGCGGCTCGACCAGTTGACAAAACGGGTCGACGACATAGCCCGCACGCCGCTGCCGCCGCTGACCATCGCCAAAGGCGTCACTGCGATTTCCAAACAGCAAGATACTGGCAATGCTGAATTCCCGCCTGACGATCTCACGGCCGCTTTTTCTCGGATGAGCAAGGAAGAGCAGACCCTCACCCTGATCAAAGCGAGCTATGCGCATCCCATCCACCCGCCCGGCCTCGTTGCGGCGAAGTAGACACAAAGCTCGTAATTCGGCCCACCGGCCGTCCCAAACCCGCTTTTCGGCGGGTTTTTCTTTGCCCCCCTGTTGGGAGGATTTCAGATGAGTTCGATCACCCAGGAATCGCTGGAGCTGATGAAGAGGGCTCTGGCCACGCCAAACGACTTGCTCGGCAAGTCGATCTCGACCGCGACCGGTCTGGTCGCCTACGACCTTCAGGCCCCCGCCAAAAACCTCTATCCGTTTGTCACCCCGATCAGGAACGTCATGCCGCGGGTCGGCGGCGGGACCGGCACGGCGACCAATTGGCGCCAGGTCAACGCCATTATCGGTTCCGGCTTCGACGCGATGGGTTGGGTCCCGGAAGGCCAGCGTTCCGGCCAGATGTCGTATTCGACTTCCAACAGATCGGCCACGTTTGTGACGATCGGCGAGGAAGACGCCGCCACCTTTGAAGCGATCTCCGCCGGTCGCGAGTTCGAAGACATTCAGGCGCGGATGACCTTCCGTCTGTTGCAAAAGATGATGTTAAAAGAGGAAATGGCGATCCTCGCTGGCAACGCCTCGCTGACACTCGGGACGCCGGCAACCCCGACCTTGTCCGCTTCGGGTCCTGGCGGGACGCTGCCGAGCGCCACCTATTTCGTCAAGGTCGCGGCGCTCACGCTGGAGGGCTACCAGAACTCCAGTGTCTCGGCGGGTGTGGCCACCACCAAGACGGTGACCGGGGTCGACGGAAAGATGTTTACGCTCAACGGCGGCTCGTCGAACATCAGCGCCGAAGCAAGCCAAGCGCTGACCCTGGGCCAAGTGCTGTTCTGCAGCGTAGCGCCGCTTCAGGGCGCGGTTGCTTACGCCTGGTACGTGTCGAGTTCGACCGGCACCGAGACTTTGCAGGCGATTACGACGATCAACAGCCTTGCCGTGTCAGTGCCGCTCGTCACTGGAAATCAGCCACAATCGGCGATCACCGGCGACTCTTCCGCCAATCCGGCTTACGCCTACGATGGGCTGCTGACGACGGCGCTGAAAAACGGGTCCAACGCCTACGTCAACACTCTCGCCACCGGGACAGCCGGAACCGGCACGCCATTGACCGCGTCCGGGCGCGGGTCCGTGGTCGAAATCGACACCATGTTCCAGGCGATGTGGACCAATTTCGAGCTGTCGCCGACGGTCCTCTACGTCAATGCCCAGGAACTTAAGAATATTACGAACAAGGTGCTGTCGAATGCATCGGGGCCGCTGTTGCGTTACGACTCGCCTGCCGACGGCAGCGACGGAGAGTATCAGCTCACCGCCTCGGGGGTTGTCCAGTTCTACTACAACCCGTTCGCGATCTATGGCGGTCTGCGCATCCCGATCAAGATCCACCCGCGCGTACCCCCCGGCACGATCCTCGGCTGGGCGGAGAACCTGCCGATCCAGTACCAGTCGAACGAGGTCCCCAATGTCGCTGAGCTGAAAACGCGGCAGGATTATTACCAGATCGACTGGCCAATCACGACGCGCCAGCGCCAGGTCGGTGTCTACGCCGAAGAGGTGCTGGCCGTTTATGCACCCTTTGCAATGGGTGTCATCAACAACATCGCCAACGGCTGAGGCCGATGCCGAAGCTGGTAGCGTTGCGTGCCGTATTCGGTCAGGACGAGGCCAATCACGGCATCAACCGCTACCGCGTCGGCATTGACGGGATAGTGTGGGTGCCGCCCGAGGCGGCTTTCCAACTGATCGATAGAGGCGGGTTCGCGGTGGCGAGCCCGCCCGCCGCCGTGGCAGAGAAGAACGGCTCGAGCGGGGTGCCGCCGGGCGCGCTTATCCGGTCGCATCACGATGCCTCCGGGGACTGCAGCGGTCGCGAATATCGCGGCGACCAGAACGGTGACGTTATCGTCCCGGGCGAGGCGGCGGCGGAGCTGACCGCGCACGGTTTTGTGCCGTTGGCCGCGAACGGAGATTCACCATCCGGCGCCGGCAAAAGGCCGCCGAACTCGTGACCGCGAGCCACCGCGGGCCGCTCTACAAACAAAACGAAAGCTGCACGATGTCCGAGATCAACGAGGCCGTCTACGCCGCGGCCGTCCGCCGGGCGATTACAGCGATCAACCCGTCGGTGACCGATGCCGGACAGGCGTGCGGCTGGGGGGCGACGCTCGACGCGGTCAGCACCATCTTGATGTCGCTGCTGATTGCGGCTGTCGGTGGCGACGGAGCGCGGGCTGCCTGCGGCCGGATGTACGAGGACGTGACCCGGCTGGAGCGGGCTTGGACGCCGATATCGGTGCCGGTTTTGGAGGATGCCGACGAACCGAAGGGGCATGCCTGATGGCCTATGGCGATTTGACGACCCTGAGCGATGTCAAGCTGTGGCTGCAGACCGGGCAAAGTGCTTTTCCCCCAACCGATGACGGATTGCTCACTCGGCTGATTGCGGCCGCGAGCCAGTACATCCAAACCTGGCTCAACCGCCAGATCGCCCAGGCCGATTATCTCGAAGTGCGAGACGGCACCGGCGGACAGCGGCTGCAGTTCGCCTGCTTTCCAGTCTCTGCCGTACTGTCGCTAATGATCGACGGCATAGCGATTCCGCCGGCCCTGCCGCCATTGCCGAGCACCGGCATCACATCGGGTTACGTGTTTTCGGCGACACAACTGGCTGTTCGCGGCTACCACTTCACGCGCCGCGCCCAAAACGTGGTTCTAACCTATACGGCGGGTTACCCAATGATCCCGCCCGAAATCGCTCAGAGCTGCATTGAGCTCGTCGCATTGCGCTACCGGGAACGCACCCGGACCGGCGAGGTCGCGAGGTCTGTCGGCGGCGGCGAAACGACAACGTATTCGCAAAAGGACATGAGCAGCGCGATCATGACTTTGCTGCAGCAATACCGCCTGGTGACACCGATTGCCGGAACTACGGTGGTAATGGCTCAAACCGCGACGGACCCTGCAATCCTGGGAGGCGCGCTGTGATATCGGCCTCGCTGGTCGGCGACGGCGTTTTACTGGATCGGCTGCGGCAAATGCCCGGCGACGCCCGCGCCGGTGTTGCTCGCGCGATCGCGCAGCTCGGCGTCGATCTGCAAAACAATATCCAGCAGAACAAGTTGAGCGGAGCGGTTCTTCGGGTACGCACCGGCTCGCTGCGTCAGAGCATATTGGTGCAAATCGACCAGAGCGACACGGCAACCACAGCGACAGTGTCCAGCAATCTCGGTTATGCCGCGGCACAGGAGTATGGATTTTCCGGCACGGTAAACGTCCGGGCCGGCTTGCGACAGATCAGGGAGGCGTTTGGGCGCCCGATCGCCGCGAAGACCGTGAGCGTTCGCGGCTACAGCCGCCGGATGGATCTGCCGGAACGCTCGTTCTTGCGCTCGGCACTGGATGACATGACGCCGGATATCAGCGCCGATATCGAAGACGCATTGCGCGAGGCGATAAGCTGATGATCATCCGCGAGGCGATCTACTCGGCACTGTGGGTGTTGGGCTCGGGCGCGGCGACTTTCGCCAGCTCTAACCGCAGGCTACGGCATTGGGCGGATGTCGCGCCCGCCGAACAGCCGGCGCTGTTTCTCAGCGAAAAGGGCGGCCATGCGGTC